TAAATCCTGCAGCATCTGATCCGCTGCCAAATATAACGAAAGTAAACCCGGCTCCATCAATAGTATCATCTGCTACAAATGCTAGTACCATTGTACCTACGCTAGCATTAGAGAAACCAGCCGCCGACGTGAGATCAATTAAGGATGAGTTTGCAAATGCCCCAACAGCATTAAATAACGCTCCACCATCCCCACCCCAGAAATCTAATGGCCAGATTTGGCGTTCTGCCAATGTGCCTTGAAGAGGTAAAGAAGCCATTGAACCCGAACCAGTATTCAAAGCATTACCAGACACTTCCCCAAGTTTAAATTCAACAGTAGGAGCATGGATGTCTAATTGTGCCTGAAATGTTACAGCAGGAGAAACAGGATGAGAAGTTATCCCCCAGGCTGTAAAGAATATATCTCGAATATTAGCGGCTGTCAAGACTATATTAGGAAAATAGATTACTTCATCCTTAATCCCTTTAAAAGGTATATTTCCTGTACCCACAGCGTCACCAATGGCTGCTGTATATGGACTACCTATACCTATATCAAAAAACCAATAATCATTTCTTTGCGTTCCTGTAAAATCATTGGTTCTAGATGTGTCTAATTTACCATTAATATATACCGGTGTCAGTACTGAAGTTGATATTCCATCCTGTACAACCGCTATCATGTTGAATTTACCAACTCCCATCTGCCCACCTGTTCTCGTTTGAGTAGATGTTGCAGGACCTGTTCTGGCTTGAAACCCAAAACTAGGCATTGGTGCTGAGAATCCAGTACGGAAATTAAGTTCTAGGCTTCCACCTGTTCTTTCCCCCATTGCTATATATGCACCAAGATCAGTTAATACATCTTTATAAAAAATAATAAATGTACCAGAACCATCTAAACCCCATGGGTTGATTGTCTTTTGAAATCGACCATTAACAGGATTGGCTCTAAAATCAATAGCACCAGTAACACCTTCAGAATCAATGCCTATTCCTGGCTCTTGATAATTAACAACAGGAGAATCGGTTGGTACTAAATCAACAGGACCAGATACACCTTGATTTAAAAGATTCCCACTAACTTCATCGCCTCTGTACCAAATCCCCGCACCCAAAGAAGCAACTAGAACCGCAAATGAAGGAAGTACTGGTATATCTGTACCGGAATTAAATTGACGTATTAATGGCATTATGGAGTGGTCCCTAATATACCTTCAACAGTAATTTGAATATCTTGAAGTGTTGCATCAGGAACCAGAGGAGCTATAATAGCCAAAGAATCGCCTGACACGAAATTTGTAGCCAGTGTGATAGCAAAAACACCTGTGGTGGCTAATGCTGCAAAAGTAATACTACCTATAGATACTCCATTCTTTTGAACATCAAATACTGTTATTCCGGTAGCAGCCACCCTAGCAATTGCTACTGAATCACCAGCAGTACCAATCTTTATGAAAATGTTTCGAACAGCTACAAATCGCATTAAATCTAAACTAGCTGTTGGAATACCATTAGCAAACATTGATATATCATAGGTTCCACTAGCAACAGCATCGACATATTGCTTAGTAGCCGCGTGAAGACCTAAAGTAGGATCACCATCAAGGGTTATTTTCCCTGTCATGGTACCACCAGGTAGTCCTAACAATTTAGCAACAGCGGGAGTACCTACTCTCCAGGTTGAACCTGTGGTATCAAAGTATATAACATCATCATCTGCAGCACCAGCAGCAATTACATTTGAAACACCATCAAGGACATGGGGTATATTAACCCATGCCGCACCGTTCCATTGAACAATATCATTGGTCGCAGGAGCAGGAACAGTAACATCTGCATGATCATCAAGAATTTGAGCAGCTAATGCCGCTAAAAGTGAAGCCAATGCCGCTTCTGCTGCTGCTTGCGCAGCCTGGGCTGCTAATGCTGCTGCTTGCGCATCGGACGTAAATTCATCATCCGCAACTAAAGGATCAAAATTACTGACATTGCCCATGGCTATTTCCTACTATCGTCAAATGAACTTTGAACTTCAACGTTGGAACCTGATCTCTCGTCTTCATCCCGCTGGAATTCGATTAGCATAAATGCATCTTCATACATTTTTTCCCATACAGGGATTAGTTGCCACTCATCATCAGTGGGCTTCAAAAAAGGTTGTGCTTGCATCAAAGATCCATATAAATATAAATCTGGCGCGGTTCGGAGAACATCATGGTCACTTGTGGGGGAGATAAAAAGCCCCGACATGTCACAATAATAAATCAATTTAATTACTGTATCGCCTTCCGGAAAATAGTTAAACAGGAGATTTCTTCTTTCCCGTGTAAAATGAGTAGGCAATCCGATTTGAATTACTCCCTGTGATAACCCATTAGCTAATTGGTCTCTGGGAGTTGATCTTGTTGTTTGAACTCTTGACAGTGATTCACGAACCACTGGCTGATCATTAGCCTGGATCGTAAGTAATTCCAAATAATCAGCAGGAAGCTGCACAGTATCAGACAATGCTATCTGTGTTGGATCTCCTCCATCAGGAGTAACGCGCATGTCATAGGTTATAGTTTTTTCGTTATTTTGACTTCTATAACGTCGAAACATTTTCCTTTCAGCAAGATAAATGAACGTTGGTATTCGTCCCACCAAATCCGGTCTATTTAACCAATCTCTTATGGCGTCTTGAATATCCTGGTAGTTTTCTATAATTCTAGCCATGGATTACTTCGCCTTAGATTAGTGTTTAGATTGGCGACCTTTTCTAGGTAAACGAGTTTCGCCACTACTTACATCAGTATTAGCTATTCGTTCCTTTGTAGGATCAATAGATTTATTTTTGGTTCTTTTACCAGTGTGGTTTCCGAACTTCTTCCCGTATCTCATCATAAACTCCTGTATTATACTACAATAGTATGATCAAAACTGACAGATGTGGTACTACCATGATCCCCTAAAACAGTCAAAACAACTGTAGTAAGTACTTGAGTTGTCGGAGTTCCTGAAATAATACCAGTATCCACATCAATAGATAATCCTGTGGCTAACCCTGCTCCTACACTAAATGCACCTGTAGCTAGGGCATTGGCAAAAAATCTCCCATAATCAACGGGAGTTAATGCCACTAAATTAGTACCATTGAAAGGAGGCAATTGACCTTTAGGAGGACCAAGTTGAGGGAATTTAAGATGAACCAACTTAGAAAAAGCAGTCCTGGTACCGGCTCCGGAAGTATTCTTGAATCCACCATAAACTCTAGCTGGGGGTCTAGCTGACCCTGCTCTTGATATGGATTTAGAGGTTTTCGGGCTTTTCACTGTTTATTCTCCTCTCTATATTCTTTAAGAATCTTTGCCCCTGTACTTGGAGCGGTGGGTCCTAGCCCACTGACAACTGAAGTAACGCGTTCCTGGTAGTTGGAAGCTAACATTTTCTGGCAATCGGTTTTGAACCACACCATGAATTTAGCTTTCAAATCTTTGTCCGTGGCATATTCATGCCATGACTTGCCTTGCTCGATTAGCCATTTATGAATCATGATCCGAGGGACTGAACCAATATATTCATATTCTGACTTACCAGGACGAATATCCTCACTAAGAGATCTAACTCTCTTCATGTGGGGATCAAGATCCTCTCGAAAGTGAGTATAATGATTGAGCTTTCCTCCGTCATATTGACGGAGGAGACTACGGCTCATTCCACCTTCTTGGGCTACTAGGAACTCGTTCTTCATGCTAATCCCTATGGGATAGCATCATTGATGGCGGTAATTACGAAATGCGCATCCGTATTAAGGACAGCACAGGTAGATTCACGAATGATCTCCCTGTTCATTGCATCACCAGTTGTCGCCAAGGCAAAATCTCGCGTCGCCCGAAGTACTGGGGTAGCTAGATATTGAAAATCGCAACCAAACATCATATTACCATCGGTGTTTACGTTGCCATCTTGACCTGATCGAACCGCATGCCGGTCTAGTACTACATCCAATTCCCCGAAAGGAGAAACATACAAGTCCACGACATTCACAACAGAATAGCCAGCACCAAAATCTCGCTCACGTCCTGCAGCAGCCGCAAAAGCTGCTATAAAGGTTGCTACGCGAGGGGGTACGACCAAATAACCTGGATTACCACCCAGATCATAGCATAGCTCATGTTGAAGCAACATTTCTGCTTCTAGAGCCGCAATTGTTATTGCTACAGAGGCAACTACAAGAGTACCCCCGTTTCGACCATTGGTGCATTGAATCTGTATAGCGGCCATTTCGCGAGCAGCCACAGAGCTACCTACTACTGCTATTTGACCTGCTGCGGTACCATTGGGGCCACCGATTACAGCCAGTTCTTCATCATTGGCCATCTCCCCGTACCTAAGTTCGAGTTGATATGCCATTTCAGAATCACGACCATATTTGTCGACTTCCTCCAGAGTCCCGGAGATCCGGGCTACCTTCGTGAAGATTTGATTTTGATTATTCAGTTCTGACACAGCCTGAGATTGATCGACGCCAGCATCAGCACCATCAATAGCGGCATTTTTTGTCGCAGCTTGGAGAACGTCTTCAGTCCATTCGTGTAGCTTGCCTGTTGCGCGTATCGTTCTAGACATTGCGGCAACAGGATTGTCCACTGGACTAACGTTGTAAATAACGTCTTGTACATCCTCGGCCTGACGGGTTTGGTCATAACTGTCAAAGTTTGCTGCAGTCATTTGACTTTCCTATCAAATATGAACCCTAACCACGCTCTGAAGCCAACTTTTGCTTAAACATATCACGTAAAGAGCCGTCTTTCTTAGCATTTTTAGATTCCAATACGGCATTTCTATTGCTTTGAAATTGACCAGCTGCATTTTTGCGTTGTCTTTGCCTTTGTCGTCTACGTTTGCGGGTACCGGGTTCCGAGATTTCAGACTTACCGCTTTTACCTGAACCTACATTTGCGACTTCACTAGAGTCCATAAGGGCCACAAGACCCTCCATAGTACGCCAGTCAGTCACATCCGCAAATTCATCGGCACTATAGCGGCCCGATTTAACAGCAAAATCCCCTACTTTGGCATAAAATTCATTATTCCATCTGGGTTCAATACGTTTCAACACATCTGCACTTTCACCAGCAGCATCATCCTTCTGTTTGTCTCGGACTTCAGAGACTCGCTTAGATATAGCCTTCATAGTGTTATTTAGTTGTGTTGATCCACTCTTAGCCGCATCATAACTATCACGATACGTCTGAAATTGTTCGGGGGTCATGTCTTTTGTGTTCATACCTTCGTATTGTTTCACATTCTGACTTGCCATATTTTCAAAGAAACTGCCTACTGCAGCAATCTCTCTTCCCGATACTTCGTATTCATCCCTAAGTTTGGACATTACTGTTGTCTTACGCCGATAATCTGCGTCATACTCTTTGTTTTGGTCCCGGAGTTTATTCCTTTCCGTTACAACTTCACGCACATCGTCAGGCGTATATTGACGATCATCTACAAACAACGCTCCTGCATTTTCATTAGATCCCGGTTCTTCTGATTTTTTGTCAATTTCCTCTTGGCTTTTCGACACAAAAGGTGTTCCATCAACGTTGTACTCATTGCCATCAGCATCTGCATACCCGACAATATTATTATCATCGTCAACGAACTCAATTGCATACTTATCAGATTCCTCACCACCTGTTTCCGCTTGATTGTTGGCCCCTTCATCACTTTCGTCTTGGTTTCCGGGGGACTGCTCATCTTCTTTAATTTTATTGGCGTTAGGTTCTCCCTTATCGGGTTCCTTGCTAAAAGGATCTGCCTCCTTAGATAGCTTGCCCATAAAATGTTCGCGCATATCGATTTTTTCAGCGCTATGCTCACGGTTAGATTCTCTTGAGCCAGAGTTTTTCTTTCCGTCTTGGTTTGGTGTATCTCCAGGTTTTAGGTTTTGTACTTCAGACATTATACTACCTCCCGCAGATCGTCACCAGAAGTTCGATTTTGCTCCTCCTGGTACTCCTCAAATTGGATTTGGTTGTATTCGTCCATAAAATTCGCTAACCTAAACTGAAAATCACTAATCGTTTGCAGCCGTAACTTTAACACAGTTAATGTAGCCGTGTCAAGTGGTTCTGTAGCAGCGACCTCTTCGATCACTTCTTCATTCATGAATTGAATTACTTCTTGATAATGTTCACTTTCCAGAAGATCTCTTGCGAACTCCGCTCGCTTTGATATGGCTGTTTTCCGATAATTCGGATGGTCTCCCGGATGAAGCATCGTCTTCTTTGCTTTCCTCCGAGGTATGAAGGTTTCTAAAAAAGTCCTTACGTCTCGCATATACATCTCTCCCTTGGGTTTTCTGTTGTCGTCTTTTAGCCATAAATAACCGATGTTTTTCATTAACCCCTTCCTCTTCTCCGATTTCAGGGTGGTCGTATACTTTACCTTTGGTCTTAGGTATGGTCATTTGGTTAATTTCCTATTTTCGCCGGTCTTCGCTGCGTGATTTCTAATCCAGCATCAATGAAGTCCATCAATTTCTCATGCTCGAATTTGTCTTCTTCAAGCAGGTTATCAGTCGCAGTATCACCATCCTTACGTTTCTGTTCTTGAATCTTCAACTGCATGCCAGTCTTCTCTAGCCATACTTCAAATTTCTGCATTTGTTGAGCCATCTCTTGCATTTGTTGTTCACGTTGCAATTGTTGTTTATATTCTTCACTAGCTGGATGCATCATATATCTACTGGCATCTCCAGCATCCATTAGTTCAAATATATCATTCATCATGGCATGTTTTTGGCTTACACCATACAATTTCTTTAATTCCTCATCTTGACTCATCATGCCATGGGCCTGCATCAAGAACATACCTTTTTCCCGACCTTCATCAGGAGTTAATGCTACCGTTACTTTTGCTTTGGTTCGCATTGGCCATTTTTGAGGAGTCAAAGGTATCCATTGTCCATTAATTTCAACATGATGTGTACTCTTATCATGTCTGACACCTAAGGTATATATTCTCAAAAAGATTTCAGATAAGAATGTCTCGGCGTAGTCCCTGACGCCTCGGAGTACCCTCCGATTAGAAGCATTCGTTAATCGCTGAATCATATCAGCTGCGTTCTGGTGAGAGATGGCATCACCAGATAACCCTTTAGCTAACCTTGATAACCCACTCCTATTTTCCTTCTCAACATCCAAAGTTTCTAGTAAATTGAAAGATGCATTGGATATAGGGGGAGTAATAAGAGGCTCCAAGGCTTTCATGTCCTTTAACCACAGCACTGAACCAATATTGTTATCTAGCAATTCTCGAGGGTTCTTGATGAAGCCATGACGAGCTTTCCACCTGGAAGTATTGCCCATAGCCTGATTGTCAATAATTAAGCGTCTCAAATTAGACTTGGTACGTTGCAAATCGTATTGAACGTCAGCTTCACATAGGCCAAATTCCGCGTGAGAAATCTTGTATTGTGTCCATTCCTTGAATGGCATGCCATCTTTTTCTTCGATGAATCTACGACTATCAATCATAGTACCATCTTCATCGAATTCCATAGTTTCAGGGAGAGTTAACAATGCACCTTGGGACCATACAAACTTATATAGACGTACATCCCCAATACCAGGAGCTACACCTCCGCCTTTACGGAAGTTAGACAGGTCGAAATAACCCCAATGCCAATAGACAGTAATAAGCTCCATCTCTGGCTCACGTTTAGATCTACGCGCTCTTGACCATGATTGGTCATGTGACTTACGGGCTGTTTCTTCTTCATTCTGACGAAATCGATAGTCTAGCCTTAATGCCATAACTTCTTCTTCATCGAAACCCTGGTCCATTAAATCTCTACGAGATAAATCTTCCTGGAATCCTGCAAAATTGGCTTCCTCTACAAAGGATACATTAGGGTCTCTATAATACCGTTCAGGCTGTACGAGTTCTACTTCATTGAATCCTACATCTTCTTCACGGTCCAATGTGCCAGAGAAGACTTTAACTCCATTAGGACCACTATCAGTTTTTGTTGGATCGATACTAACAATATCAGGTCGCTGCTGTAATTGAAGTAATTGGGCTTGTGTGAGATTATCGAATTGTTCAGTTTTAGTAATAACATCAGATCTCCATTCTACCTTGGCAACGCATCTTTTAGCCACCATAGCATCATGTAGAGAATCTCGAATGAAGGCAAATCCTTTATTTTTGCTCTTGAATTGATCAGTAACATATTCCGTGGCCAAACGAGCCAATTTATCTTGCTCGTCCTCTGGCTGAAATACTACTGGTCTTCGATTACCGGAGAAAGCTTCTTGGTAATAAGCCTTTTGAGACTCAACAGAATCAAATACATCAGCCGAAACATGGTGGGATCTGTTTTTCTTTTCACCCCCCACCTTTTCTATGGCATAGTATACGTGGTTCCTGATCCGCTGTTCAGATACCTCATTACCTTGAATAGTATCCGCCTCAATTACATTAGCTTCCAAAGCAGTTACTATCCTAGCCTCATCAATAGAATCCGATCGAGCAGCTTCCTTTCCTGATTGGCGAAGGCTAGGTCTTCTTATATTTTGTACCTGGGACATTTTAATCCTCTATATCGTCTTCTTCCGCAAACTCATCTTCCGACGATTCTTCAGGTTCTGGTAAGGAATCGGGTTCCAGGCCCAGAGCAACTCTACGTTTTCTGGTCATTTCAATTACCCGTTCTGCATTTTCTTGTTTAAATGTTGGCATATTAACCCTTTGGTTGTCTTCGTTTGTAAGGGGCATGCTTCATGATGCCGGAAAGTTGCGCCTTACGACCAGCAACTACGTTTTTTACTGAATGCGATTCCCCTCTGAGGGTACTTTTCACTCGCTCATTGGCCGTGAGCGACTTACTGATATTCGAAATAGCTTCTTGCTTGAGTGCCGCTCTTTCCCCTCTCGGAACACGGTTCAATTTTAGACTTTTTGTTTGCTCCTGGGCCATTTTCCCATGTTTAGAGGCCATTGTCGCATCATCATCGTATTTCGCCATATTACCACCTTCCATCTGTTCCAGTAAATTCTGGATGCCATCCGCTAAAATCTTCTTCATTTTCAACATCGGCCATTTCATTGGTACCTTCAACAGTACCCATTACACTATCTGCTTCTCCAGCTCCTATTAACAAATAATGACAAGATTCACATACGTGGGAATGCATATTTTTATTAGGCTTTTCCTTATACATGGCTTCGCCTGAAACTTGTAATCTCTTAAACTGGTACCCACCATTTAATCCGGATATCAATTTTTTGCAACTCGGGTCCAGGATAATCGCTGGTTGACCTTCATTTACAGTACATAATAAATTGTCAAGCGCTCCTGATCTAAGACTAAAAAGGTTCGTATAGCATGGAAATGCTGTTATACCTTGGGCTTCCAACATCATAAATGCTGTATCATCATTATTTTGACCTGGATCATCCCCCGAAGGGTCCCCATAAATCTCAAATTTCATATTTTCAAATTCTCGATTCATGAACCTTCGTAAAATTCCTCCAAATTTATGTGCTCCCATGTCCTCGGTGACGATCTCTCGTAAGATACGCCATTGATTATTAATGAATTGGCCAAAGGTCGCTGCTGGAGTCCTTCCAAAGTCAATACCGACGTAAATAATCGCTCCCGGTTCGATAGGTAAAGGGCGTTCTGAAACGTGAAAGTCCCGTGAGAAATCCGAGTGAACGGGTTTGCCTGATTTGACTGATCCGAACTCATTAGCTATATTTACCTGTATCCAATCTTTCTTTTTGCCTTGAATTACATTAGCATAATATCCTTCTGGAAGCAGATTCAAGTTTTCTGCTCTGGGGTTTAATACCCACTCGCCATTGAGCCAATATACGCCCCCAGGTTGAATAAAGATGTCAGTATTTTCTGGACAATTTTCATGCATCTCAAATAACCAATGATCTTCATCTGGTGCATTGGTATCTCCTAAAATACCATGATAGTATGCTCCAAGTTCTGCTCTCGATGGAAATCGACCAATACGACCATCTAACATATCATAGATCTCTTTTGGTATTTCCTTGATCTCGTTACACCATCCTCCTGTAAACTGAGTACCACGTAGTTTCTTAATATCCTCAGGTTGGTCTAGGGCTAGAAATATTACTTCCGATTTTACGTATGTATCATCTCGTAATTTAAAATTTCCTGACCAGACAGGAGGATTAGATTTTTTCAATATCCCAAAATCTTCTGTAAATATTTCAAGAAAATCCGGAATGGTAGTAGTCTCCAGATCTGGATAGGTGTTTCGTATTGCTACCCATCTACTCTTTCTGATTTTTTCTTGGTTCACCTTCTGACTGACTATCAATTCCATCAAATGCTGGATGGTCGTGGTGGTCTTCCCCGAACCAAGGGGACCAATAATGATTTTGTGACGCTTCCTAGACTGGACAAATCTATGCAGTATTTCTCCGCTAGCACCAAACTTGATGATAGTTGGTTTAGGTTGCCTGGAAGGTTTCTTAGCCACGAACTACTTAATAACGGTTTTGTGAACTGTAGTCCATGGAAGATTTTTTGGACCCTTTATTCATGCCCATACCGGATGCATAGTGTTCTTGGCGAGCACCATGGGCCACACCTTTTCGACCACCACCGCAACAATTACCTCCATAATCTCCATTTCCGCCTTGCTGATGAACTTGACTAGCTCCCCCAGGTTTGGTACCCAGGTTTGTCTTACCTCTGCTAGTGGACATTGGTTGGTGACTGTGATCCAAAATACTATCGTTATCTGATGCCATAATTATTTACTCTTTTTTAAATATGAATTTAAAACCCTAGCCTTGCTCAACTTGATCGTCTTCTTTTACTTCAACCGCAGATCCATCATAAGTTTCCCCATGCATTTCCGCTCCGGTGAAGTCCACAAATCGGTGAACCAACTCTCCATCTAACTCCAGCTTGATTGCTGGATTGAATTTATCCGGTCTCTGTGCTATTAATATAAACTTAAGCATTGCCTCCGATCCTTCAAGGGCACGCTCGACTGCTTTTCTCTCTAGTTCATCAAGCAATAGTTCCTTACAATTTTGACAGGCTAAATTGAAATCCGGATCATCTTCATACCACTGTTTAACCCGTGCAATAGGAACACCTGATATCTTTGCAGCACTGTATTCCCTGGGTTCGGACTCCAAGGCCGTCAGAAATCTTGCTTTTGATGCATCATCTAGGTTAATAACACTCATAGCCGCGATTATAAACTACGAAATAGGTCGGTGTCAAGCACTGTGAGAAACGAAATATTTTACAGGCTCTTTTAAATAAAAGAAAGAATATAGTACATATATGAAAGGCTTAGAGAAATAGGTAGTAATATGAAAGACAAGACACATTAGTATGAAGCTAACAGACGCATTAAGGGGGTCCTAAACCAGTAAAATCTCGCGTAAGGCGGTGACGAGCGTACTAAGGGGCGCTTTTTAAAATATATATGCCCCCTTTAAAGGTCGTTGGAACTCGGACTCGAAGCGGGGGTCGGTCTGCGACTTGATCAAGGTGTTAGGGAAGGTCGGAGATTCGGGCAAAAAGAAGGGGGCCGAAGCCCCCTATGTAGGATTGTTGGATGCTATAGGGATACACGTTTCCTATCCCACAGCAGGTTGGTCATGTTGTTAGGGGGGAGGTGCAATGACCCCAATCTTTCAGCTTGTTCCTTCGATACGGCTCTGACTGTAACTGTGTGAACGGCTGTGTACCGAACCGTGTATACGCGTGTTTTATCTTCT